ACCTGCATCAAAAAGTCGTGTTTTCTTCTGTCTAACTCTCTCTAAATCTCGAACTTCGTCCTTGAGCGTATCATTAACTGTGTAAGGTACCATAACACCATTTTCCATATTCGTGACTCTCCATTCAAAAAGTTCCTGAAACTTTTTATGCACTACAACTCTCTTCTTACCTTTTGCTTCCTCAACTACTTGTAACAGTTCAGAAGTTTTCATATTATTCATGGTAAAAGGAAAGCCAGGTGATGTTGTTAAATCCATGGGTGGAATACCCAATTCAGGAACCCCTAAAACGGCTTCATCAAAAGTCAATCTTCTTCTCTTTCTGTTTCTACTCTCTGTCAAAACTCCGTCCATAATTCTCTCATCTGTCATTATTTCTCTAACAATTTCTGGCAGTGCTGGTGTTGTAACTTCTCCAAATTTCTTGTAGGCTATATCCAATGGTGTTGGTTTATCAGTTGAAGATAATTGTGCTGGTGCTCCTGTAACTGGTACTGGGCATTCCAATGTAACTCCTGTATCTATATCTAATATACCTGTTTGGATTGGCGTTGGTATAATGTTCGATTTCATTGGTATGTAGGGTTTCCTTTCTAAATGTCCTTCAAAGCGTGTTCCTTTGATATAGGGTACAACGTTAAAATCATAAATTGGAGTACCTTGTGGGTACTCATCTGTATCTCCTGGCATCAAAATGACTTTCTCATCTTTGAAAGGATGTATAGGCGTAGATAATCCTGCTTGTGCATAAAAGTCGTCCTCCAAATCTTGTTCCCATATTGGCATAACTATCGATCTGTCTCCAAGTCCTGCTGTGTGTATGCCGAATATAGGTTTTTGCCTTGATGGCGTAGCATCCATATATGGAAATCCACATGCTCCAGCAAAACCTTCACATCTGTCCACATCCCAATAATTCTTAGATACATAACTCTTCTGCTCTCCTTGCACAGTATAGTTTGTTCGTATAGCTCCTTTGATTGCTCTGGCGTAATTACCTATGACGTAGTATCTTCTTTCTAATTCCTTATCTATCTCAAATTCTACTCTACATGGGTTTTCAACAATAGAATCTTCAATAAATGGCATCAAGTGCTTGCTTAAATCCTTGTGAGATCTACACGATGCATCAAAAACAACTCTAGCAATATCTCTATCATCAAACTTAGTGGCTCTGAATTGTCCCTTGAGAAAATTACTTGATCCTGGCATTCCTG